GAAGTTGAGTTTACTACAATCTTCGATAACTTTAAGAAAGCTGCGATTGCCTGCGACAGATGGTCAGAGGCTCTAGCAAAATACGACCCTGCGAAATATACATTTTGTGTGAAGGAGATCAAGTAATGAATATTCAAGAACAAGAAGAGCGTGATTTTACTTACGCATCACGTCAAGATTGGGATCGAGCTGAAGCCAGAGAAATCGGTTCCCAAAATTCTGATAGACCTTACATCAATACAGGTAACGATGTTTGGCACGTTAACCCATTTTGGGGTAAATATGATGAGTTTGGTAATCCTTTGCAAAAAGAAGCTCCTCATTCTCGTATTCGTCACCCAGAAGATTGCGATGACGAGTTCGATGAAGAACTTGTAAAACAATTAATGGGCGAGGAGAATCTATAATGTATGCACTTTATGCTTACCGTGATGGTATGACTAATATCTTTATCAGGACATTTCCTCGTCTTGATATGATGGGTTCGTCTACTATCGAAATGGGTTCTGGTTCGTATAGCGATGAATTTCATTCGTTTCCTGAAGCCTATGAACCATTCGCCCTTAATCTTAGAACTGGGGAACTGCTATGGTTCCCTGATGAATGGGAAGCTGTCGATGAAAATATTCGCCAAGCGTTCTTTTCTAGCTTTTCCTGTTTCGACTAACTATCTCTAAATTGGGGCAAAAATGCCCCAATGTTCTTTTAAAACACTTTGCTTGTCTGAATGAAGTAAAGTACCGTCATAATCTCATAATGTCATAAGTTCGTTTGTAATGCTCTGTAGACCTTGAATCATGGTTATGATATTTGTTTTTACAATATCATATATGTAATGATAGATAACGGGTCGGGAGAATCACTTTCTGTTTTTAAAAATAAAACTCACTGTATATTGTTATTGCGTGGGGTTAGATTTGGTGTTATGCTTCATGTGAAAGTAAGAAAAGGAGAATTGTATGAAAGACCTTGAGTATACTCCACTTTTGCCTAGTGAGTGTGGCAATTACTGGATTACACCAGACGGTAAGAGACATCGTCCACTACTTCCAAAGCACAAAAAGTTCAGTAGACTGTATGTTGAAGGAATGTCTGCTGCCGCAGCAGCACGAAAGTCAGGCTTTACGAAAAGCATGATTGGCTCAAAAGTTCAAGGTTCTGCAATGTTGAGGACAAACCCACTTGTAGCAAACTTCATTATTGAGCTTTTGGATAAGCAGAGAGAACGAGCAGATGTTTCAGTTGTTTCACATCTAACAGAATTATCCCATTTGCGTGATGAAGCCAAGGATACAGGGCAAATTGCTGCAGCCATCTCAGCCGAGGTGAATCGAGGTAAGGTCGCAGGGCTTTATATTGATCGCAAAGAGGTGATGGTATCAAAGGTTGAAACAATGAGTTCCGAAGATCTAATATCCAGGATACAGCAATTAGTTGACGGCAGCAATATGAAAGTAGTGAACCATGTACCAGACAGAGAAGACATTATACCAAGCGTTGAAGAAGAACTTACCGAGGGTTCATTGGCAAAGAGTTGAGACTGGAGCAATATCAACAGGTGTTCCTGATGTCAATGGTTGTTGGCAAGGGTCAGAGTTTTGGATTGAACTCAAGATAGGAGTCATTCAATCAGTCAAGCTATCCCCCCAGCAATGTGCATGGCACATGAGGCGTGCTTCATCAGGTGGAGTAAGTTGGATATTTGCAAGCGATCCATCATCACGTCAACTTTGGTTAATTACAGGCAATCAATCAGTCAATCTAAGAAACAAGGTGGTTGATTCATCACTATCAGTTCATCACTATAGTCAACCGTATGATTGGAAAGCGATTTTGAAACAGCTTTGTTTGATTGACCGACTGACTGACTGATTGACTCTAAGAAGCAGCGATTTTGTATACATAAAAAACATTTAGTTTGTACTTTACTTTCGTAATATTGTACTATACTATATAATGATAATCGTAATTAAGCGTTTATACAGAAAGTAGAAAGGTCAGTAAAATGGCAAAAGCTCAAAAGAAGGTCAACGCTTCCAAGTCAGTTGAAAAAGTAGAAGCTCCAAAGTTAGCAGTAGTATCACCAGTTGGAAACTCTGGTATACCTCGTCCAGCTAAGTCAGGCTTCGATACTCGCAAAGTAACATTACTAACCAAGGTTATTGAAAACCGTAAGATTGCTAGTCAAGCTATGATTATCTTGAATACGCTTGAAGCCCTTGGTGGGTCTGCTACTCAAAAAGATATCGTTGATAACCTTGTGGAGAATGGTCTTGCTACTGTCCAAACTCCAAAGCGTATCTATGATTTCTATCGTAAGATGCTCGTCGAAGCTGATTATATCAAGCTTGACTAACCTCTCTTTGAAACCAGCTTCGGCTGGTTTCTTTTTCATCATCGTATTGCTTGACTGACTGACTCGTCATCATACCTTTCATCATCATAACCACTCACATATACTTTTGAACTTTACTTTTATTTATGAATGACTGAACTGTATGTACTCTCTGATTGACTGACTGACTCGTCAAGTATTGTATACATAACAAACAGTTTTGGCTCAGTATTCTTATTTATTTTCCTAGGCTATATTTACTTATAAATTAACTTAGTAAAGGTAAAGTAAATGTTAAATAATGAAATATGGGTAAATGTATTACCTAGTGATAAAAATCCTCAAATCTTTAAAGGTGCTGATGCTTCTGATACTCCTGTGGTTCTCTCGGAACTGGACTGGGTTGAAGTTGGTAATGCTCTATGGGGTAATGATCCTGTTATTATTTATAACTGTGCGTGTTCTAACTATTCCTACATTGTTCACTCATATGAAGGAGGAACGTACAGCTGTTTCAGGTATGAGAAAGGTTAGCATAAAAAACAGTTTACGCCCAGTATTCTTAGCTAGTTTGCTGGGCTATACTTACTTATAAATTAACTTAGTAAAGGTAAAGTAAATGGCTTATTTCGATAAATTAGTAAATATAATATTAAATGCGTGGTCTGATGGTAATGTCGTCTCTTATGAATATACTCCTAGTTATGATAAGTGTGGGTCTGGTATTCCAACTTGTATGTGGGCTGATGTTGCTGATGGTTGTCTCGTAACTATACTTCGCTCTCCTTATCAAGCTGATCCTGGTCATTATGATTGTATGCTTCATATTACTAATATGAATGATGAGGGTGGTCCTGTTACTAAATCTTATTATATAGCTTCTTCCGATGATTATGATGCTGCTGAAAAAGCTCTCCTCATTGAGTTGCTCTTATGGGTGGAGTTATGATCCTCTTTCATACCTCTTCATCATCATCATAATCTTCGCTATAGGTGGGTGTGTATGCACTCGCCTGTATTTTTGCTCGGTGGATTGTCTGACTGACTGACCGACAAGGAAATAGATAGTTAACTAGTTAAACGATAGTTTAAAAAAAGTTAATAAAATGTTAAATAACGCTTTACTATAGTAAATAAATAATAGTATACTTCTTAGTAAGGGGGCTAGGTGGTCTAGCCCCTAAAACTAGAAAGTAAGAAAGTGAGTACAATATGACTAAAATAACTAACCCTACTAATAACGGTAAAGCTGATAGCCTAACTACTAACCCTAATACTATAAATAGATTAGGTATACCAGCCCCTAGTAAAGGCTCTAGTGCTAACGTAAAAGTTAGCCTAGCCCCTAACGTACTAGATTTATTAACTAGTAACCCTTTACCTGCTCAAGCCCATTGCTTACTACTAGCCCTAGATAATCTAGGGGGTGTAGCTACTAAAACTGAAATACTAAAAGAACTAGATAATACCCCTTTTAGTAGTACTCAATCTAAAGACCGTATATGGGCTTTCTACCGTCAAAGATTAATGGCTGAGGGTAAAGCCTACGGTACGGCTAACCCCTACCTAATCAAGGCTTAATAGCCTTACTACCTAGCCTCTAGCCTAACGGCTAGGGGTTTTATTTTACCTAGTTAGTTAACATGTTAACTATCGCCCCCTACGGGGTTACCCCTAGCCCTACGGGCTAGGTCATAGCCCTACGGGCTACACTTAAAAAGTTTTAATACCCCCTATCTATAACGGCTATAGCTAACCCCCTACCCCCTTTATACTAAAAGCGACCACCTTTTTTTAGCACTAAAGTGCAGCTGTCTCGAATAATATCACTCATTTTTTAGGATTGACGATTTTTTGACCCCCCACCCCTTACTATAGTATAAAAGAGTCAGGAACCTTCTTACCCCTTTTAATTTTTTAAAAAATAGTATATATGTAAAAGAACCATGGAGGGTGACGCATGAATATTGGTGGATTAGCTTCGATTTCTTCGAACTCTGCCCCAAGGCAGACTGTTATTAATGGTCAGCCCCATATGTTATCGTATATAAACCCTGAAGAAGCTCAGTTATTAAAAGACCGTGGTGGATCTGGCAGACCGACTATTGCAGGAATCCCAGCTTTTTATGAGACAGCAGAAGAAAGCGAAGGAACAGACGCTGAAGGTTCACCTAGCGACAATGATAACGATCCTTCTACAAATATGGGACTAGATAGTTCTATAAGTGATATGACAGAAGTTTCAGCAGGGATGGGTGCGACATCTAGTTCAGGGGATCCAGGAATTGGTCCAGTAGATTTTGGATTAGGTCCATTTGGAGGGTTTGGTCCAAATGTAAGCATGGGTAATACTATGACCGATACAAATTTTAGTGGTAATCAAGGTTATAATCCAGGAGATGTCACTAGCACTAATTTAGGAGTAGGTGGTTATACTGATCTTGGCACAGGAAGAAATACTAATACTAATTTAGGATATGCAATTAATAATTTTTTTAATAATTTACAGCCAAAAGATTTTGCAAAATTTGGTATAAATGCACTTTCTTTAGTTCCGAACCCTGTACAGCCTATTGCTCAAATGATTTCTAAAGGAATGACTATTGCTGATTTAGCAAATATAGCAAAAGGTGATCGTAGTGGTGTTTTGGGTTCTGTTGTTGGTGGTCTTGAAAATACGATTGGAACACTTTCGCAACCTGACCTTGGTTCCATAACTGAGAGTTTAGGTGCACAAGCTAGAGGTGAATAGTGAATCTTAATTCAATAGAAGATGTTCAATCGTTTATTGGTAGTATTGATTTAACTACATTAAAGCGAGATGAGTTATTAGAATTAAATTTAATTACTGACGAATTACAAAGACGTGAAAAACAAGAAGCGTGCCGTTCAGACTTTCTAAGTTTTGTTAGGACTATGTGGCCATCGTTCATTGAGGGTGCACACCATCGAGTTATGTGTGAACAATTTAATAAAATAGCTAGAGGTGAATTAAGACGAGTTATAATAAATATGGCTCCTCGACATTCGAAATCAGAAATGTCTAGTTATATGTTACCATCATGGTTATTAGGTATTAAACCAGATTTAAAAATAATTCAAGCAACGCACACTGGTGAACTAGCCGTGAGGTTTGGTAGAAAAGTCAGGGATTTAGTTGATACAACCGAGTATAAGGAGATATTTCCAAATGTTTCATTGCGAGCAGATTCCAAAGCAGCAGGAAGATGGGAAACAACCGAGAGTGGTGAATACTTTGCTTCTGGTGTTGGAGGTGCCATTACTGGTCGTGGTGCTGATATACTTATCATTGACGACCCCCACTCGGAACAAGACGCATTAAGTGAAACGGCTATGGACATGGCTTACGAATGGTATACTTCTGGTCCACGACAAAGACTTCAACCTGGAGGAACAATCATTCTTGTGATGACAAGATGGTCAAAAAAGGATTTAACTGGGCAATTATTAAAAGCACAGATGGCAGATGTCAAATCAGATAAGTGGGAACTAATAGAATTTCCTGCAATAATGC